AGACAAGGGCACGCGCCCGCGTGACGCCAGTGAGCAGGAGAACACCATCATCATCTGGGCCATGCAGGACATCCCGCCAGACGACCAAGTCGCGTTCGATCAGGCATTCGACCAGCTCGTACTGGCCAACGCGGTGCTGGGCTATATCGAATGAACATCATTGACTATACCCCGCCGCCGACTATCAAGGCATTTATCAAGGATCACCGCAAGGGCGAGCTGTTCTACAGCTGGGTCATCGGCCCGGTCGGCAGCGGCAAGACGACAGGACTGTTCTTCAAGCTGTGCTACATGGCGGCCATGCAGGAGCCGTCCCGTGACGGCATCCGACGCACGCGCGCGGTGATCGTCCGCAACACCATGCCCCAGCTGAAGGACACCACACTAACTTCATGGGGCTACTGGTTCAAGGACGGCGAGGCGGGAGATTGGAATGCGACCGACAAGAAATTCATGCTCAAGTTTGGCGATGTCGAGTGCGAGGTTCTGTTTCGCCCTCTTGATACGCCTGACGACGTGGCTCGTGTGCTGTCTCTGGAAGTTAACTTCGCGATCTTTGATGAGTTCGTCCAAATCCACAAAGAGATCATTGAAGCAATGTCCGCACGTCTCGGCCGCTATAAGCTGCCTGACGGGACCAAACCGACAGTGTGGGGCATGTGGGGTTCTAGCAACCCTTCGACCGAAGACAACTGGTGGTTCGACTACCTGCACAACAAGAACATTGTAGAGCGCTTGAATATCTACGAGGACCGTGCAGAGCGCCTACTACAGAACGACGCGGATGGCTACATCGACCGCAAGGCGCACTACTTCGTCCAGCCCTCAGGCTTGGCTTCCGACGCAGAGAACCTTGAGAACCTGCCCGGCGAGCGCAAGTATTACATTAACCAGATGGAGGGCAAGAGCGACGCGTGGATCAAGCAGTTCATCGACGCTGAGTGGGGCTTCAGCGCCAGCGGCAAGCCCGTGGTCGCACTGTTTAAGCCTGACGTTCACGTCAGCAAGCGGCGGCTGCCCTTCAACCCCCTGCGTCCGCTGGTCGTCGGGTTTGATCCGGGGCTGGCTGGATCGGCGGCGATCTTCGGGCAGGAGAACCATCACGGCCAGCTGTTGGTGCTCGGCGAGTTGGTTCAGTCGGGCGTGGGCGCGACGCGCTTCCTCAAGGAGATTTTCAAGCCCTACGTCCATGCGAACTTCCCCGGCGCACAGATCATCTTCGCGCCCGATCCGGCGTCCAACAACCGCAAGGACACCGATGAGAAGACCGTGGTCAAGATCATTCGCGAGCACTACCCCGTCGTGGTCGAAACCAACAATCGCCTGCCGCTGCGCCTGGAGGCATACGACTATTACTGCGGTCGGCTGACCGACGAAGGCCCCGCCTTCCTTGTGGACGGCGCGATGTGTCCGATCTTCGTCAGGGCGCTCAAGGGCGGTTGGCGCTGGGAGTTGAACCAGAAAAAGGGCGATATGTCGAAGACCAGCGACCCTGAGAAGAACCAATACAGCCATCCCGGCGACGGCGGCGGTTATCTGGCAAGGTACTTCCACAAGCTTGCAGAACGTGAGATAAAGCAACGCTTGCCCGCCACGGCCCGCATCTCGCGGTCTTACGGTCGCAGCTATCACGCGAGGTAAACCATGGGATGGCTGAGAAGTTTTCCGACTACTCGACCAAGATCGATGCGGTAGAGGCTGCGGCCGCGAAATACCTCGCCAAGCAGACCCCCGGTGGCCCCAGATAGGATAGACCATGAGCCTCAACATGACGCTGCTCCCCACCGACATGGCCACCATCGACCCGCCGGGCGTCGCCGCGCCGGGAGCAGACAGCGCCGTGGTCTACGTTGAAGCCGACGACTTGAAGATGATCGGCAACAAGTTGAACGCGCTGTTCATGCAGTACCGTTCGGATCGTCGCCTTGCGGAAATGCGCTGGATGCGCAACCTGCGCCAGTATCTCGGCATCTATGATGACGAGATCGACAAGGCCATGGCCCCCAACCGCTCGCGCGCCTACCCGCGCCTGACCCGCGTCAAGTGTGTCAGCGTGCTGTCGCGGCTCATGAACTTGATGTTCCAAGGCACCGAGCGCAACTGGACGATCACCGCCGACTACGGCGCAGGGCTGACCAAGGATGACGTCAACGAGGCCATCAGTAACTTGAGAGAGGACGCGCAAAAGAACGGCGAGCAGCCGAACATGAAGCTTGAGAACGTCATGGTCTGGGTCAAGAAGCTCATGACCGCGCGTGCCAAGGCATTGAGCGAAACGATCGATGATCAATTCCAAGAGATCGGCGGCGATCAGACGCTGGATTATGTGTCGTTAAACCGCGCCGTGCTGCGTTCAGGCATCATCATGGGCTTGGGTGTGCTGTCCGGTCCCTATGCCATCCCCTACAAGACCACCAAAGTAACTATCGACCAGACCAGCTTCGCGCCGACCGTCACATCCATGACGCGCTACAAGCCTCAGCTTGAGTTTGATACGGTGTGGGACGTCTACCCTGACATGAGCGCCAAGACGCTCGACAAGATGGACGGCTACTTCCGCCGCAAAGTCATGACGCGTTCCGGCCTGCGCGACCTCGCCAAGCGCGAGGACTTCTTTGGTCAGCAGATCAAAGCCTACCTGAAAACGCACAGCGCCGGCAACTATCGCCCGATGGAGTTCGAGACGGAATTGCGTGCGCTCGGCGTCAAGATCAACGTCAACGAAATGAAACTCGAAACCCTCAAGTACGAGGTGATCATCTGGCATGGTCCGTTGTCAGGCGAGTTCCTGCGCATGTGCGGCGTGGAGGTCGCGGACGACAAGCTGGCCGACGACATCGACGCCGAAGTGTGGCTGATCGACGGCAACATTATCAAGGCCGACATCAACCCGTGGCGCAAGCTCGACATGGATGTCAAGACGCTGCATTACTTCCTCTTTGACGAGGACGACGCGTCGCCGGTTGGTCAGGGCCTGCCGAATGTCATGCGCGACAGTCAGATGTCGATCAGTGCGGCGACGCGTATGTTGCTCGACAACGCGTCGGTGATCTGCGGCCCCAACTTGGAGGTCAATATCGACCTGCTGCCCGATGGTCAGGACATCAGTTCGACCGAGGCATACAAAGTTTGGTATCGCACGGGCACCGGCCCCGACGCGCAGTTCCCAGCTGTCCGCGACGTCAAGATTGAGGGTCACTTGGACGACCTCATGAAAGTCATCGAACTGTTCATGAAGTTTGCCGACATGGAGACGTTCGTTGGCCCGGCGACCGGCGGCGACATGGCTCAGACCCCCAGCGAGCCGATGCGGACGGCGGCCGGCGCTTCCATGATGCGTGGCGATGCGGCGTTGCCGTTCAAGGACATCGTGCGCAACTTCGACCGCTTCACGCAGAGCGTGATCCAGTCGCTAGTCCAGTTTAACAAAAAGTTCAACCCGGAGAGGGCGCAAGAGGCTGAGTTCAATGTGATCGCCCGTGGCGCAACATCGTTGATCGCCAAGGAAGTGCGCGGGATGCAGGTCGATCAACTGGCACAGTCTCTGACCGAGGAAGAAAAAGAATACACGGATATGAAGGAACTTGCGCGTCAGCGCTTCCTTACCCGTGATTTGCCTGATATGTTGTTGCCAGATGATGTGGTGGCTCGCAATCAAGCGCAGAAAGCGCAAGATCAGCAGACCGCGCAGATGCTCGGACAGGAACTTCAGAAGGCCAACACGCGCAAGCTGCTCTCGGACGCCTTCAAGAACATCGCACAGGGCAACAAAAATTCGGCAGCCGCCGACGCCCACACGGTCGATACCGCGCTTTCACTATTGGAACAGGGGTTAACGGATGTTGGTCAAGTCGCTCAACCGCCCCAACCGGGACAGCCAGCAGGAGCTGCTGGCGCGGATCAGCCAGTCGTCGGCGACCCCGCTGCACAAGGACCTGCTGGACCTGATCAGCTTCAAGCTGGACCTGACCAAGGACAAATTGATCAACTGCCCGGCGTCGGACTTGCTCAACCTTCAGGGTCAGGCCAAGGGCTTGCATGATCTGCTGACCGATCTGACCCGACCGATGCTCTCTGACATTCTGAAGAAAAAGGAAGTTACCCAATGACTGCGCAGACTCTCGACGCGACCGTTGTGAAGACCGACGACGACAATCCCGACGTCTTCACACAGGCGTTCGACATGCTGTCGGAGCACCACGACAAGCCCGATCCGGTATCGCTCAGCGAGCCTGATCCGGCTGTCGTGGCTCGGCCCGACGCCGCCGCGACCGCCGATCAAACTAACTTGGATGATCCGGTCGCCGTCGAAACCGCCGCCGAGATCAAGCCCGAAGTGGTCGCCCCGGCGGTCAAGCCCGAGGCTCAGCCGTCGCCTCTGGGTGATGATTTCGCCGAACGTCTGGCGCAGGCGCTCGCCGCCAACCAGCCCAAACCGGACCCGGCGGTCACCCCCGCCGCGCCCACTCCGCAGCTGTTCTCTCCTGACGAGGCGGTCTTCCTCACGGAGTATGATAAGGACTATCCCGACGTTGCACGCGCGGAAGCCCTGCGTCGCCGTGCCGAGAACAAGATCGTTGTCCAGCACGTGTTCAACGAAATCAGCAAAGTGGTCACGCCCCTTCAGGAACTTGTGAACAGCCTGATCGCCGACCAGCAGCTTGCCACGCTGCAGCAGACCGTGCCGGATTACGAAACCAAACGTGAAGACGTTGTTAAATGGGTCGGCGAGCAGCCAAACTACTTGAAGGCCGCCTACAACCATGTTATCCAAAATGGAACGGTTGAAGAGGTCGCTGATTTGATCGGCCGATACAACCAAGCGACCGGCGCGGTAAAGAAACCTGCGGCGGCCCAAGCGACCGAACTGCCTGCGGCCACCAAAAAAGCGGCAGCTGCTCTGGCACCAGTCGGATCGAAACGGACGGCAGTCATTCGAGGCATCGCGAAGGAAGACTTCGACGGCGCATTCGATGAGGCTTCCACTCAGTCTTGACCCCTGTGCCTAGGAGCCAGTTACTATGAATATCACCAGCTATGGCGACATCAGCCCGGCGGTCGCCGCCTATTCGGTCGTGCGCTTGCTGAAGCGCGCCATGCCCTACCTGCACATTGAGAAATTTGGCCAGACCTATCCTCTGCCGACCAACTCGACGCAGGTCGCCAAGTTCCGTCGTTACTTCTTGCAAGGCACCACCGGCGCGGCAGGTCCGAACGGCGGCGGCACCAACGGTAACGCGAGCCCGTTCTTCATTCCGGTCGCCACCACCCCCTTGGTGGAAGGCGTGACCCCCAGCGGCTCGACCTTTGGCAATCAGGACTATACGGTCCAGCTTCAGCAGTTCGGCGACTTCGTGACGATCACCGACGTGATCGAGGACCTGCACACCGATCCGATCCTCCAGCAGATGACCGACATCCTCGGCGAACAGGCCGCAGTTACTGTTGAAACGCTGCGCTTCAACGTCCTGAAGGCCGGGCTGAACGTGTTCTATGCGGACAAGGTCAGCTCGCGTTCGCTGATCGTCAATCCGCTCAGCCTGTCCGACCAGCGCGGCGTCACCACCGCGCTGAACCGCCAGAACGCCAAGAAGATCACGCAGGTGGTCGGCTCCACCCCGGCGTTCGGCACGAAGTCGGTCGAAGCGTCCTACATGGCCATCTGCCATCCCGATCTGGAAAGCGATCTTCGCTCCCTGCCGGGCTTCAAGGTGGTCGCCGACTACGGCCCGCACACCTCGCCGTTCGAAGGCGAAATCGGCTCCTTGGAGCAGGTTCGCTACCTGACCTCGACCGTGTTCGCTCCGTGGGCCGATGCGGGCGGCTTGGTCAGCGGCTTCGTCGCGGGTGCTTCCGCCTCAACCGCCGTGCGCTCCACGACCGGCGTGAACATCGACGTCTACCCGATCCTGTACTTCGGCCGCGATGCTTTCGGTATCGTCCCGCTGAAGGGCAAGTCGTCCATGACGCCGATGGTTGTCAATCCCAAGCCGGCGGCGGGCGATCCTCTCGCTCAGCGCGGCACCGTGGGTTGGAAACTCTGGACCGCGACCGTTATCCTTCAGGATGCGTTCATGGCACGCGCCGAAGTCGCCTGCTCCGAATAATGTGGAGGGCTCAGGCCCTTCACTTACTTTAATCTCGAAGCAGGAGCTTCACTATGACCGACGTTATCGACGTAACCCTCAGCGCCAGCGCCTTCCCGCCCACCTATACGGGCGTTGGCACTTTGCTCGGCAATACCAACTATTCCAACCCCGTGGAAAGCATCAACGGCTTTTTCACGTCGGACGGCAATGCGGTTTCCATTCC